CCGTGGGCCGGTATATCCAGCCATGTCTGTCGTCGGCGCTGGCGCACCTGGTTGCTGAGGCGTCTCATTGGGACGCCGGGAAATCGAGCGAGTGCTCGCCGATCAGCTTCCGGCAGAGCGTTTCGCTAATTCCGATGTGTTTGGCGGCCCTGTAGCGCGTCATGCCGGCGGCCTTGCATTCCATAAGTCGACCGGCCAACACGAGCCTTTCCTCGTCGCTGATGATTCGCCCGTGCTTATTCTTCGGCGCTTCGATTGTCCGGTAGCCGTACGCTGGCTTCGGCACCTGCTCGCTGCCCGGGCTGTCCTTGCCAATGCCGGTCGGAATCATCTGAGCCCGACCGCCAGATGCAAAGAAGGCAGCTTTCGCCGCCTCCAGTCCACTTTGCCGCTTGGCGGCTTCTTCGATTGCTGGGTTCATATCAGGCACCGTTCAGGTGATGGTGTGAGGCGAAGGGGATGTCGTCGTCGAAGCTGTCGTAGTCCGGCCCGTTAGTCCCTTGCTGATTCTGCGCAGGGCGGGCTGCAGCTTGCTGTCGGGCTTGTTGCGGACGGCCCTGCGGTGCCGGTTGATTGGTTGCCTGCGGCGGGGAGCCAGCGAACTTGATCACGATTACTTTGCCCGTCAGCTTGTTGCCGGGTGTGCCATCGGCTCGGTTGAATTCCTCGATGTGCACATCATCAATGGTGAAGTACATCATTTGACCCTTGAGTAGATAGGGGGCCAAGGCCTCGGCCTGCTTGCCGAAGATGACAGCCTCCACCCACTGGGTGGGTTTCTTGCCGTCGATCTTTCGGCCGTAGTCGCACGCGAGTGTTAGAGCGACAACAGGCGTAGGGTTCTGGCCGCTGGTGTAGCGCAGCTCAGCGTCACGGCCAATGCGGCCGACGTCGGTAAGTGTTGGCATGGGGGGTCCTTAAGCGGCAATGCCGAGCACGCGGTTCATGCGCTCGTCGAGGATTTCGTAGAAGGTTTTGACCCGTTCGCTCATCTTGCGAATCATCACCTCGTCGCGGTAGGCGCGTTTCACGAACAGCTTCATGCCCGGCCAGTAGCTGACAAAGTCGATCCATTCGCGATCCGAAACCCACAAACCACCCTGGCACTGTGCGACGTGTTCCTTTGGAATCTCGCCGGAGAGGATCACCTCGACCTGAAATTTCGGCAGTTTTGTTTTGATCTCGCAAAGCCCGTCCTCGCCAATAAGTGAGTCAGGCGAGTAGCCAATTCCATGGTTCAGGATGATCCCAACCTGGTTGGTGATGACGTCCACCTGCGACTGATACAGGCCACGGGCCACGCCTTCATACTCATGGCCGCGCTCGGTGTGCCGGTTGCCTTGGAACGGATCCGCTGCTTCGCCGGTGATGCGCTCACCGATTAACGTGTTCATGTAGGTGAATGCGCCGGTGCCGAAACCTGCTTCGCCTTTGCCGTTGACCAAGAGGCTGTCTAGCTCCGAGCAGGTCACGATGCCCAGGCGCAGATCGAGCCATTCTTGGGTCCCTTGCTCCACGTTACTGATGATTTGCATCGTCTTGCCCCTCGGTGATTTTGGTGTTTTGTGCTGCCGACTTCGTGAGCATCGCCAGCACCTGGTCGAACACGGATTTTTCGACAGCGGTCGGCGTGCCGTTAATTCCTGCAAACGCTGACTTCGCTTTGTCGCTGCACTTTTCCAGCAGCATCGCGATTTGCGCGGCCTGAGCGGAAGTCACCCGCGGCGTTACCTGCGCGGCCGGGCCATTGCCGTCATCGTCTTCGCCGGTAGTGGTGATGTTCAGCAGCAGACCCGCGGTGTACCGCTTGCCGTAGCTGACGCTGGAGGCGACGGCCTGGACGCCGTTCTTGCTACCTGAGGCATCGACCGGCAACACGATCGATGTCACTTCTCTGTGTCCCGCGCGGTGGCTCAACACGCCTTCGACCTCAATGCCGCGCTCGTTTCTCGGGGTACGGAATGTGATGGCAAAGCCGTACTTGGCCATCACCGGCTTGATCATTTCGTTGACGTCTTCCCAGAGCGCGTAGGTACTCTGGATGCGGCCGCTCTTGTCCTTGATGCCGCCCCGTTCACCGATGACCGGCATCTCTTCCTGCAATTGGGCCAGAGCATCGTCGTACTGCTGTTTGGCCTGCTGCGCCTGGAAGCGTTCGTGCATCGCCATCAGGCGTTCCATCTTGTCGATGTCCGCGTCTGGTGACATGGCCACCTGCTGAATGATCGACATGATCGTCGCGGATTCGGTTTGTAAGGCCGGCAAGCGCTCGACCTTCTCTGTCACTGCAAGATTGCTCATGGCGACCTCAGTACTTGATGGACATTGCAGGGATGAGGTTGCTCGCGACGAGCTTTACAGCCAGGCGAGCGCAGTCCTCGGTCATGCCGTGTTGCATGAATGCTTCTTTGGCAGCTTTGTAGATCGCGCCCTTGTGAGCCTTGTCAGCTTCACGCAGCTTTTCTTGGCGCAGGATCTCGTCCGCTGCTGCGTCAGCCCGGGCTTTTTCATCCAGGCGGGCCTGCTCAACGGCTTGTTTCTGGTTTTCCACGGCAGCCAAGCGATCACGTTCAGCCTTCTGATCTGCCTCGATCTTCTCGCGCTTCGCCTGTTCGGCGCGGCGTTCAGCATCGGCGGCCTGTAGCTTCAGATCGTTTTCGCGCTTCTCGGCGGCTGCCTGTTCGTCACGGACACGCTGAGCTTCGGCATCACGCTCACGCTGGGCCTTTTCTTCCGCTTCCCGTGTGGCGCGCTCGGCGGCTTCACGGGCAATGCGATCCTCGTTGTCCTGCTTGTCGCGGGCTTCCTTCTCTGCTCGCAGTCGGGCCAGTTCGAGTTGCTCGGCTTCGTATTGCTGGCGGGCGGTGAGGGCGGCGCGCAGTACTCCGAGGGCTTTATCCTTGGCACGGGCTGCCTCGGCCTCGAACTCTTCCCAGATATCGCCTAGGGCGATTGCTTCAAGCTGAACGAGTCGGTCTGCCAGGTCTTCTGCGGTGATACCGTCCAAGTCCATTGACTGAAACCGGATCCGCTCGATCGCTGCGTTGTGCTGGTCGACCCGAGCATCCTCGGCGGCCTGCCATTCGTTCAACGGCCGACGGACTTCTTCCTGCCAAGCTTCCAATGTGTCCCGAACACGTTTGCGCTCAGCGTCGATTTTTTTCGGCACTTCCTTCAAGTCGGCGACCAGCTTCTTGCCTACATCATCAAGGGCCGTCTTGGAACGGGCGACTGCGTAAGCCAACGAAGCGATCGCTTCGCGGCCCTTGCGAGTGCTGATGTCCGGCGTGAAGCCGTCGATCTTGGAGCGGATCACCTGGAGCCAAGGCTCAAGGCCTTTTTCTGTGCTGTAGACGGCCAGGGCGGTTTCTAGTGGCGGCACAACGGCCAGTTCGGTGTTTGCGGACACGACAGAATCCTTGCCGCGATGTACGCGGCGTTTGAAGGCGAAAAATGATGGAGGGTTACTGAGTAACGCGGTCAGCTAAAGCGCTGAGCAGCATCAGGAAGAGGAGGGCGGAGACGGCGATCGCACAGTCGCGAAAAAGAACGGTACGTTTAGCGCGCTGGTATCTGGTCATTTCGGCGTATCCGGAATACGAAACCAGTGAGTAATCCTTGTGTGGCAAGTATCGCCGTCGGTGTACTCCCACGGCTTTTGGTCGCGGTCCTTTCGAATTGCCATAAATGGAGAATAGCTCGTCTTTCCTACCTGGCAGACGAGGACTGCCTTGTTCGGAGCTGGCAGGCTGTCCTCTACCCTGATCCACTCACTCATGCCCGAACCTCGTACGCCAAAGTCCATTCACCGCACAGGCAGGCGCGCCAGCTCCAAGCCTTCGGGTTTTCGATATGAGCTCGCTCAGCTGCTTGCATGGCCTCCCACATTGTCGGCCCCTTGAACACCATCAGCAGGCGGTCGCTCGGCACGGCCAAATGCTCAGGCAGCTCGTCTAGCTGTTCGTCAATCAAGCTTTTCACGATTGGCATGGTCATGCGAACTCCTTACGCTGCCTGCAATGCTTCAGTAGGCGCTGGCAGTAGTGGCTGAATTCTTCGAGGGTGATCAGCTGGTCGGTCATCAGGTTGGTGATGATCTGCTGCACCAGGATGCTGTTGCCGGGTGGGCTGTCTGGATGCTCAAGGCTGTCCAACGCTTCGTCGATCAATATGTGCGGACTCACAGGTCGCTCTCCACATCGTCCTCGTCTTCTTCGCGCTGGGCCGCTGTCGCATCGGCGGCATGTGGTCGTAGCAGATCAGCGGCTATCTCCTCCAGCCGTTCGATCAGCCGATCACTGCCAAGTAGGTACTTGGCATGGGTTCGACAGTCGCTGCCACTGCCGACGGCTGAGCTGATGACGAGCCTGGCAAGAGAGTCGCGATCATCCAGCCCGTCGATCTGGCGCTGGGTCAGGTACAGCTGCAAGTGAGTGGCGTATTCCGCCGTGGTCACCTTCTGCATCGCTCCAAACCGACGCTTCCACGCTACATCCGAGCCGCACACCAACTGCTCGGCGGCGCTTTCCAGCCATTCGCGCTGCTCATCTGGCTCACTCTCCGCCGGAGGCAACTGCGCGTCGTAGTTGAACTGACAAATCTTCAGTTCTGCGTTCATGGTCGCCTCCAGATGGCGGTGTTGATCCAACAAAACGCGGCTGCACTCATCCTTTCCGCTGGTGCCGTTGGGCACGGAGGAGGGTACATGCGGGGGCGGGTGAGAAGATGCCTGCCGTAAATCTGCTTTACTTGAAACTGGCAGCCGGGAGGGCGTAGATGTGAAAACCTCACTCAGCATATTTTTAGCCGCATTTGTTGCGATGTTTGCGTACGGCCTCTTGAGCGGCCACGAGTCGATGAAGAAAAATGGGGGGGCTGAGGACTATTTGTTCTCGCGTGTGGAACTAAGAAAACTTGGTGATGATTTGTTTTTGGTCTATCCCGATGAAAAGGATTACCCGCTATATGTGTATGACTTTAAGCTGAAAGCAGTGCGACCCTTTGATGCCAGCATGTTCATTCGCCATCCCAAACTGCCGGAGGGGAAGGGGAATCGGGCTTTAGCAATGGCTGACGGCATATTCGATGCTGTCGATAGTGCCGAGCCTGCATTAGAGAGTTCGCTTGGGTTGTTGGGTCTTGGCTACTCGATGAAGGATTTAATTAGTATTGATAAGGAAGGGGTTAGGTCGGTATTTGGTAAGGAGGAGTATGTCAAGAAGTTCTTGGCTGCTTTGGTTGGTGGCATCACGGGCTACGGCTTGGGCTGGTACGTTGGTGCCTATAAGTGGATGCCAGCACCTACATCCGCTAGGTCTCTGAAG